GTTCTCGAGCGTTTCCACGTTCCCTCCGTTCGGCGATTCGGGAGCCCTCCGGGGAGAGCTCCCTATCGCGTGTTAGCCGACACGTGACTACGTGCCGTCAGCCGACTGCAGTCCGTCCTCGGTCGCGGGTTTCGCCGAGAACGGCATAACCGAAACGGAGCCGCGCTGATTCTCCGGTCCGAAACGGAGGATCTGACAGTCCGCCCAATACGCGCGAGCCGACGAATCGACCAGCCCGTTCGGCTGCCAGTAGACCTCCACGATGGACCGATCAGCGTGGATCGGGTAGAGCAGATCCGCGCCCTCCTCCGTGTAGAACGCCTCTCCGGTGAACTCGACCGCCGTCGAGCCGGCGAGCGTCTCATCGAATCCGGAAACGGAGAATCCGGAAACGTCCTCTGAGGAGTGCTCCGACGTTAGCCCGAACCGTCGAAACAGGTTGGACGCGTCTGTCCCGTCGATCTCGATCCGATCGTGACGCGAGACGAGTTTCGTCCAGACCATTCGGACCGCCTCCCTTAGCTCGCCGTCGTGATCATCGCGAACGCACCATCGTCCACGACGACAGCCTCGAACGCGCCGATGATCCCGACCTCGTAGCCGCCGATTGCCGGCTCCACGACCTGGAGCTCGACCGGAGCGCCTGCCGTCTCTGCGACGAGGAGCCCCTGACGATCTCCGACGACCGCCACGCCCGAGTCCATCCCGCGAGAGATGACCACGGAGAGCGGTCCGACGCGCTCCTGAGCGACGTTCACGAACTGCGTGAACGCGTCAGACGTGAGCCCGAGGAAGTACCCGAACCGATCCGGCGCGAGGTAGAGCGTGTCCGCGAGCCGTCCCGAGTTTGCGTACACCTCCGAGTAGCCGGCTCCGACCGCCGCCATGAGCTGCGCGAACGTCGGAGTCCCGCCGATCGGGCTCGAGATGTTGTTCGAGAACGCGGAGTGCTGCATGACCTGAGCCGCGTCCTGCTCCGTCTTGAGCGCGTAATCCGCGGCCGCGAAGCGGAACCACAGATCGAGCGCGTTCGGAGTGCTCCAGTTCACGGCCTGCCAGGACAGATCGCCGCCCCCGAGATAGACGCTCGCCGTAGCCGTCTGCATCGAGATATCCATCCCGGTATTCCCGGCCTCCGTCTTTTCCGACGCCTGCACGGCGACGACCGGAGTTGCATCGACGCGCGGATACGTGAACTGTCCGCGCTCGAGCGTGTCGCGCAGAGCCGACGCCACGAGCGGCCGGCTCGTGTCGATGATCTGAAAGATCTGCGCGATGTGCTGCGGCGGCGTCAGACCGGCGACATCGCTCGAGAGCGTGTTCGCCGGCGTCCGCATGGCGAGATTGAGCCGCTCGCGAGCGCGCTCGACCTCCTCCGTCCCGACGAGTCCCGCGATCTTCTGCGCGACCTTGCCGGAGCGGGATGCGAGGATCTCGTCCCTCGCGTACGCGGCGAACGTCCGGTAGCCGACCTGATCGCCGTCTGCGTCCACGATGGACGACTCTGACGCGAGCATCGCCCGGATGCGCCGCGCCTCCGTCTCTGCACGCCGGCTCGACTCCACCGTTTCCGTGAGAGACGTGATCTCCGCGTCGAGCTCCGTCATGCGAGTCCGATAGCCGGCGATCTGCTCCTGTTGCGACTCCGTGAGATCTCGCGAACCGTCCTCGCGAGACTCTGCGGAATTCAGGAGATTGTCATGCACGATCGTCGTCGTGCGGCGCTCGTCTACGAGCCGCGCGAGACGGATCTCCTGCACGTTCTCCATCTTTGGAACCTCCTATGAGCGATTGAGTTTTCGCTACGAACTGGAGGTGTCGTCTGCGGAGGTGTCGCCGGCCGGCGAGGTGTCCGCTGCGAGGTGTCCGTTCTTGAGACGGGATGGTACATCGATCCCGAGACGTTCTATGCGCTCCGCGAGCTCTGCATCGAACGGGAGCGGGAGAAACTCCGGCGCGAGCTCCTGAGTGAACGTGGAGATCTCCTCGTCCGCCTCGCGGAGTCCGAGCACGACCGCGCCCGAATACGCGGGATCACGACAGAGCGCGATGTTGCGGAGATTCGCTTTCACGCGCTGAACGACGCCCTCCGCCGTGCGGATCGACTTCACGAATCGCGCCTCGTACGAGACGCCTCCGAGAGCCTTCTCGCGCGTGAGCTCGAGCGCGGTATCCCCGGCCGGCGTGTCGAGCATCCGGAACGAGCCGTAGAACCCATCGCCGGCGGAGCGGAGCGCGAGCCCTCGTCCGACGACTCCGGTGATCCCCTGTTCGTGCTCGACGTTCACGAGCACCCGGTGCGCGGCATTGATCTGATGATCGAACACGCCCGGGAGCATCTCCTCCTCGTAGACCATTCCCGCCGGCAGACCTCCGAGCCCGTCGTTCGCTCTGATCCGCTCGCCGTAGGGAACGATCCGCACGTCCACGGTGCGTCCGTCGCCGGCCTCGAGCTCGACGGCGAACGTCCGGCGCGCGTAGATGATCTCCGGCTCGATCAGCGTTTCGGTCATACGCCCCCACTTGATACCACGGAAAGCGGTCGGAGAGCCGGCGACGCCTTCACGGCGTTAGCGAGCTGCGGATCGTCGTCCGCCTCGAGCGAGCCCTCGATCGTGATATCCGTCGCGTCCTGAGTGACCGCCTGACCGGCCGGGAGCATCTGCGCGGAGAACGCGTCCATGATCCGCTTGCTCGTCGTGCGGAGCTCCGTGAGCCACCACATCTGCATAAGCGCGAGCGGATTCTGATACGTCAGTCCGCCCTGGAGCGCCATGTTCAGAACGACGGAGGGAACGCCGAACGCCGTCGCGAGCACGCGCGCGTTCCACTCCTGCGACTGGAGGAGCTCGAGATCCGCGGGATCGAACGACATCTCTTTCGGCTCGATATCCGGAGGGACGACCGGCGGACGCCCGTTGCGAACTTGCGTTTTCTCGTCCCATTGATCCGCGATAGCCGTCGCCTGCTCCGAGTCGATCCGCCGTTTCGCCTGGAGGTAGAACTTCGGGATCCCGCCCGACTGGACGGACGCGGCCTGATTCTGCGCCGCGAGGAGCCCGAACGCGGATTGCGCGTACGAACGGAGCGCGCTCGTACCCTTCACGCGCGAGCCGGGATTCCGATCGATCTGGATACAGCGCCGCGGATCGAGCACGACCTCCCCGAGCTTGTAGCGCCGCGTCCCGAACTCCGTCCGCTCGATCGTGAGCGCCGACGAGTCGAGAACCGTCCACGTGCGCGGCATCCCGGTTTCGTAGAAATCCGTGACGTACTGGACGGAGAATCCCCACCCGTAGTACTGCTCCACGATCGCGAATAGCGCGTCTCCGATCCCGTTCGGATACCAGTTCGGATCGGGAGCGGAGATCCAGCGCGGCTCGAGCGCCGACTCCGGTCCGTGCCACTCGAGCCGGAGCGACGACATGAGTTGCGCGTTTAGCTGAATACAGCGGTTCGCGACCCAAACGCGCTCCGCGAGCGTCGCGTCTCCCGGGAACCATCCGCCCGTCGTCAGACCGTTCTCACGCCAGAACGCCGGGAGGATCGTATTCCCGAGAGAGATCCTCGTTCCCTCGAGCGGCTCCATTTCGGTTCGCTCCGCGAGGGATGGATCGAAAGCTGCGGCTATGCGTCGAGCGATTCCCACGTCAGTAGATCGCGAGCTCCCGTGTCGTGTCCGGTGCGCCGGATGCGCTCCACAGCGCGAGTGTAATCCCTACGAGGGACGAGATATCGACGGAGCTCGACTTTCGCGCCCACGTCTGCGAGTCGGAAAGCGGCCGCGTGCCGGCTCCCCGGAGCGCCGCGACGATCCGCGAATCCTCGAGGTGCCGGAGCGTCTGCTCCTGAACGGCGTCCACGAACAGTCCGAACGCCTGCGCGTTTTGCGCCGCGTTCACGAGCTCGAGCTCGTAGCCGGCATCGAACAGAGCCTCCTGCGCGGCATGGATCAGCGACGCGCCCGGACCGCGTTCGTCGCAGACGATCGAGAGCGGCGAGTGCGTCCGCGCGAGCTCCACGATCCGCGCCGGGATCCACGACGTACCCTCGCGAGCGTCCACCGTTTCCACGTGAAAATTCCCGTCCGCGTTCCAGCCGGCCGCGCAGATCGAGCCGCATCGATCCGGCGACACGTCGAACGCGAGACATAGACCGCGCTCGATCGAGGAGCGCGGATCCGTGAGCTCGTTCCACGCCGCGATCGAGATCGGACCGCGACCGTCTCCGAGATCCGGCCACGAGCCGACGCCGTACCGCTCGACGGCATACGAGCGCGCCGGCGTCCCGTCGCGGAGCATCGCCGCGTACTCCGCGCGCGCGTACTCCTCCGTGATCCGGAGCCCGTACGCCGGATTCACTGACGCGAACCGCTCGAGATCGAACCCGTCCGGCACGAGCTCCGGCGAGTCGAAATCGAGCGACCACTCGAACCACGCGAGCCGCTCGTTCGAGCCCTCGAGCGCCTGATCGCGGTACCGGGTGAACACGTAGCCGTCCTCGTGGATCGTCTGATCGACGGCGGAGCCCGTGAGCCAGATCTGCGGATTCGGTTGCGCCGTGAGTACGTACATGATCGCGCTCTCCGTCTCCTCCGAGACGTACATCGCCTCGTCCAGCTTGACGACGCCGGCCGAGAATCCACGGCCGGACGACTTCGTTCGCGTGCGGAACCGGATGCGCGCGCCGTTCACGAATTCAATCTCCTCGTGACCGTTCGCGCGCCAGACGTGTTTCACGAACGCGGACAGATACTCCGACCGATCGATCTTCTCGCGCATCCGGCGGAACGCCTCTTTCGAGGTGTCCGCGAGGTGCGCGGAGTGAACCTGGAGCTCCTCCTCGAACAGACACGCGAGAACGAGCTCGCGCGCCTCGAGGATCTCGTTCTTCCCGTTCTGCCGCGGACAACAGACGCCGACGACGAACGCCGCCCACAGACCATCCGCGCGAACCATGAGCGAGACGCGGAGAACTTCGAGCTGCCACGGATCGAGCGCGATCCCGGCTTTGCGAAGGAACTCGAGGATCTCTTTCCAGCGCGGGTGATTCGTGCCGGCCGGCTCCACGAGGATCCGCGGAGTCTGCGCGCCGATCACGCGCCGCGCTCGCGCTCGAGCGTTTCGCGGATTCGTCGGAGGAGACGTTCGCCGCGCTCCGATACCTCCACGCATCCCGGCGTGTCCGTGTCGATCCACGCGCAGAGCTCGTCCACGATCGGCTCCGCTTCCGCGAGGAGCTCGAGCGGCGTCGCCTCCCGATCCGGCTCGTTCACCATTCCCGGCTCGTAGTCCGCCGGCGTCCGGCAGTAGCGCGGTTACATCGCCGGTGCTCCGGGCCGGCCCATCGCGAACGATCGCCGTCCACGTGTCCGAGATCCCACGGCTCGAGCGGATCGATCAGACCTCCGACGATCCGCCCGTCCACGACCTCCGCCCGAAAACACGCCGCGCCCCGCGCGCACCGTGCGTTTCCCCCGGCGACAACCTCCGCGATTCGCCGGCGTAGAGCGGTATGCGTCCGCGTGTATCCGCGCCGGTACGAGTTGAGCCGGTTCCGCCGGGATCCGGCGATCGGGGAGGTATCTGAAACTGCGGGGGTCTCCATTCGGCTCCCTGCCTAAAAAACGCTGCTACTTCGTCCGCGACTTGCGAGCGGAGCCGGAGCTCGTTCCCTTCGCTTTCGAGGGAGCGGTTCCCTTCGCTTTCGCCGCCTGCTTTGCGGCACGGAGTGCGGCTCGTGCTGCTACTGCGGATTGCTGATCGGCCACGGGACTACCTCCTCCGTTCGGTTGCGTCCTGAATAGTTACCACCGCTTCGGCCAGAACACGCCTCGTACCTTCGAGCACCTCCGGCTTGCGGAGCGGTACCGCCCACGTCTCCGCCCACGAGAGCGCCGGCCTCGACGGACGATGAGCGTCTCCGGGGTATGTCCTTCGGCACTCCTCCCGTGGACGGTGACAGAGCCGGCACTTCACGACGGAACCTGCTCCGACTCGAGCAGATCTGCGAGGAGATCCCATCCGGGTACGACTCCCTCCGCCACGAGCTGCGGATCGACCGTCGTCCCGTGGTACCAGTACCTCCCGTCCTCGAGCCTCGTCGTGCGGTAGACGTGGATCACCCATCGACCCTCGATCCACTCGTCGTCTACCTCCACTCCCGGCGTCCAGATCTGCCGAACCTCTACGCCCCGGCCGGCCATATGCGCCGTGAACTCCTCGAGTCCGTCTACGTGCGGCTCCGGTCCGTACATTCAGAGCACCTCCCCGGCATCCCATAGCGAGTATCCAGCGCACTCCTGATAGCCGTCGAACGCCGGGTGCGAGAGCGTGAACCCACCGTAGACGCCTAGCACGGGCTCCGGGTTGTACCAACCGGGATAGTGCGTCGCATAGAACGTCTGAGATTCAACCGTCGCCGTGGCGTGTTCGGCCGGGTAGACGTACGGCATGAGATACCAACCGCCGTCGATCAGCGGTTTGGCCTTCACGGGATCGGGACGGAGAGCCCAACCGCCGGCCTCCCGAACGTAGTGCGTGAACGGTCCGTAGGACGTCGCCACGGCTCGATCGTGCGGGTAGTCGGAGAACGCGTCTGCGACCTCGTTCCAATCGGGAGCCTGCGGATTAGCGCGCGGCTCTCCGCCGACCATGATCTCCGCCGGGATCTCCGCCTCGAGGATCACTCCCCGGACGCCGGCGGCGTCGATCATCGCTCGAGCCGATGCTCCGGTGAAGTCTCGCGTTAGCCATCCGACCGGGAGAACGCGTCCATCCGTCCGATCGCACGACGCTACGAACTCCGGAGCGAGAGCGAAGTTTCC